ATACGCCGTGGAGGCAAACCCACCGCCGCTCCAGGTGCCAGAGAGAGTTTTATTCTGCCAATCCAGCGTCGTCGTCTCGGTAGAATCTTTGAGCAGGCGGGAGGTCCAATCCTCTGCCACGGCGCCCGCGCCGTCCACCAGCACGCGCGTGCTCCAGTTAAAGGCCGATTGATCGGTCGCATCCTTTCCCTCCCGGTTATCCCAGTCCAGCGATCTGTTGCCGTCGCCGTCGTAGAGCGTTACCAAATCCAAATCGATCTCCTTGTGGCCGCCATCCGGATAAAAGCCGTGGCTATTGGTCAGCGGCCCCAGCATGTTCGTCCCGCTGCGCAGAACGAAATCGCCAACACTCCCACCGCCCATCGGCAGCCCGGTTGCCGCGTCCAGGTATTGAGTCGAGCTAATCGAATGCAGGTTGGTGATTGAAAGACCATTCCCATTCAGGTCGCTCTGTAAAAATCCACGCAAGATCGGCTGCCGGTTGGTCGCCGCGGAGGCGGACAGGCAGGCCAGTATCAGGCAAGCCAGTAAACTCTGCACTCTGCACTTTGCACTCTTCATTTTATTTGAACGCCACCCATCCCAGCACGTAATCCGCGCTGTCGGTCATCCCGCTGAGTTCGAAGTCGAATCCCGCGGCGCTCACGCTGTCGCTGTTGACCATCGCGCTGATGTTCAACCCGCCGGCGGGCCGCTCGATCCAGGCGATGACCGTCTGCGGCACCCACGGCAAGATCCATGAGACGCTCCCGCTATCAACCGCATTGGCCAGCGCCAGGCTTCCCCACCGCGGTTGGCTGTTGTTCAGGCTGGCGAGGCTGGAGATCAGGCTGCTGATGGCCGTGCTCAGGCTGTTGATCACGCTCGTCAGGCTCGCCTCCACCGCGTTGAGTTGCGCCGCCGTCACCCCCGCTGGCGCCGGCGCGCTGGTTGCGGTCGAGGTGGTCGCCGCCGGGATGCGACCAGCGAGTTCGGACAGCGCCTTTTCGGTCTCCGCCTGCAGCCGCTGGCGCCATTCCTCCATCTGTTCGTCATGCCGTTCCAGCCCGGCGGAGAACCCGCTTTCTTTTATCGCCGTCGCGATCTGCGGCACCTGCGATATTTTGAGCGTCCGCCGACGCTCGCCCTGGTCGTTGAATTTGTAACTGTCCAACGGGTTGACCATGTCAATAGTTTTGCGCGGCTTGCAGCTCGGCCTCCGCCACCACGCCCGAAAGTTCGCAGTCACCGCCGGTGCCGCCGATTTTCAATTCCAGATACAGCACCCGGCCCTTGCGCTCGAACCGCCAGCCGATCAGGTCGGCCGGCACCGTGCCGCGCGCCTTATGCTGCGCCACCGTCAGGGCGGTCAGCCATTTCAAAAGTTGATCGCTGTGCTGGAACCACACGATCCGCCCCTGCTCGATGTTCGGGTCGGCCACCATGCCTGACACACCCACCCGCAAGCTCACCACGCTCGGATCGGCCTGCGCCATCGCAATCGCGTCCAATGTCAGCGAACTCACCTTTACCAGCGATCGGTTTGGATCGTTCTTCGGCCCGTAGAGCGGGGCGAAACGCAGGATTGAGTCCAAACCCTCCAGCAGGAACGTCCCGCTCGCACTGGCATAGCCGTCGCCGGTGGTGCTGCCGGCTGCCGTTGGATTGGTGCAGCGTTCCCGATAAAATACTTCGCCCAGTTGTTTGATACACCAATCGCGCGAGGAAACCGCTAACAGCAGGGTGTCACCCTCGCATTGCCGGCAAAGTTCGTCCATCCGGAAATCGCCCAGGAGGGCACAGAGCGAGTCGCTGTCGGCCTCCGCCTGTTCCCAATCCTCCGTCGTCACATCGCCGATCGTCTGCGGCGTCAGCGTGTAAATGCTTTTGGGCTCGAAATCGGCCGTCCCCTCCGGCAACGGATTGGGCAGCCCCTCGTTGCCAAACGGATAGCCCGCATCGGCCAACCCCTGCAAGGTGCAAATTCGTCGTTCGATGATGAAATCCCTGATCGTCGGCACCCTGAAGCTGCGGTAGTTGGCAAACGCGGTGAAGCCGGTGTCGATCACGTCCGCCACCCGGTAGGTCATGTTCGTCCGCAACGTGATGTCGGGGCAAAAGTTGGGAGCACCCTTCCGGGCAAAACTCAGCAGCAGCTCGTTGCGGCTCATCACGCCAATGTGGACGTCGCAGTGCGCTTCATCAATTTCGTCGAACAACACGCCACTGGAGCGGTGCAGCCATTCCAAACGCTCGGGCTTCAGGTAATACGGGCTATACGAGTAAAGGCCGTCCTCCGCCGCGTAGATGTGGCCATCGGGAAGGGCGGTCAGGGTGTTGCGGTATTTGAGGACCCCCGCCCCTTGGTTTTGCTCACCGTTGTAGCGGCGGACGAAAGCAAAGCTCTGTTCGCCCCCCACCACAGCCATTTCCCAAATGCCATGCGTGGTGTAAATCAAAAACGAGTTGGCTGTCGGGCGTCCGGCCAGGATGCGCTCGTGCGTGTAGAGGTCTTTAAAGCCGGTAATCGAATCGACTTTGCCGGGGTCAAAACCTGTTGGGTCCAGGAAATTGCTCCACAGGAGCCGATAGGCAAAGCGTTGCCCATCCATCTCCACATCGGCCAGGAACACGCAATTGGCCCAGGTCCAGCAGACGGCGGCCCGCGAGAGCCCAATGGTCGCCAGGTCGGGGATATCCTCCAGCAACGGGTCGCCCATGCTCGCCCCTTCGAGCAGCCTTACCATTGGCCGATCAAAGTCGTTGGTCAGAATCAGATAATCGCCAAGCTGCGTCGCGTAGAACCGCGTGGCGGCCGCGCTCGCCACCTCGGTCCCGCCGTAGCCGCTGCCCAGCACGAGCCAATTGCCGCTCCATTCGTTGAGTTCGAAGATCGCTCCCTGCTTGGCCGCCAACAGATGCCGCACCCGCCGCGTGCTCTCCGCCTCGAACAACAGGGTCACAGGCTGGCGCGGGACCCCGCCGGTAAAGATCAAAAGCTGGTCGTGCAGGTCCTGGTTGTTATACGGCGTGATCGCCCCGCTAAAGGCCTTCTGCCAGCCGGTACCCCGCCGCAGCTTGCCATCGGCCACCGTTTGCAGGTTCTGCCGCATCCGCAACGAATTGGCCGGCATCGCGTCCGGGGAGGAGCGCACGTCGAGCACCCCCGTCAGGGGCGCCACTGGAATTCCATTGATTTTGTTGGCCATCGGTCAGCGGATGTTCATTTTTTCGACCACAAACGAGGCGGCAAAAATGGACATCATACCTTCACGTAAATGTAACAAGCCAGCCAGGGGTTCATCACGTTGAACGGCTGAGCCGCCGCGGGGCTGCCGCTGCCACCGGCGCTGGTGGTGTCCACCGTATGATCTTCGGTATCGACCGTCGCTTCCTCCGTGCGGGCGTAGAACTGGCCGGTGCCGGGAGCGCTTTCATCAGCCAACTTCACCCCGTGCGTGTGCGGCGGGATGTTCGTCAGGTCCAGCGTCACCGTCTCGGACCCCCCGGTATCGCCCACCGCAAGGGTACCGGCGCCGCGGGGAAAGTTCCCGCGATAGTCCGGCAGGCCAAACGTCGTCGTGGCGTCGCCCGCACCGTAGGTCTCGCCAATCGCAGCAAACAAATCCGCGTAGGTCGTCCGGCTCACCAGTTGGCCGTTGCACAGGAGCCGCCCCTCCTCGTCCAGCGGCGCGGCGCTGAAGATGAGGTCGCCCGGGCGAATCACATTGTCAGTGATCGTCTTGATCACCCCCTCCTGGATATCGCCGCTGCTGTCGAGCAGTTCATTGATGAACGTGTAGAGCAGGACGGGCAGCTTCAGGAGGGTGTTGATGAAGTTGCCGCACAGGCTGGCGGTCGGGTCGGAGATGACGGCTTTGAAGTCCGCCGGTTTTACTGAGAATGCCATAGTCCCGCCCATTTCTCAGAAGTGAACGGGAAGGCAAGGAGGAATTACAATCTACCCTCCCAACAGCATCGCTCTGGCCGAGGTTTCCCCTCTGCCTATAAACTTTATGTTCTTCGGCGTTTCCAGAGCGGAGGGATGATGGATTTCGCAGTAAAGTGCCTGATTTAGCAGTCCTCTTGTCCAGGCAACGGTGCATCCTATGGACTTGGCAATTTTGCGAACGTCCAGCCCATGATGGTGCATCTTGAGGATCCTCAAAAACCTGCGCCGGTGCTTTTCGTGCTGATCGGGAATCTCAAACCGGATGTTGGCGTCTGGTTCGGAAAGTTGAATGAATTTCCACTGGATATTCCGAAGGTTTCTCAGCGCGGATCTTAGTTCCTTTGGACAGTGGTACGCCATATTTCATTTACTCTCCATCACCCCGCCCTTTTGAATCCACTCGATAAACTCCTCCATCATCGTCCGGTAATGCGCGGCCGCCCCGTCATCCGCCGGCCAGTCCAGCCGCAGCTCGTTCACCGCCGCCTGGCTGTTGGGCTCGATCCCCATCGGGAGACCCACCTCGTTCTCGACCGTCCACGGTATCTCCGGCAGTTCGCGCTCGACCAGCAGGCTGCCCACGCGGCGGGCGATCTCCGCAAAGGCCGCGCTGCTGGGATGATTATACGTCAACCACAACCGTTGCCGTCGGTAGTTCTGGGCTATCCAGCCGGAGAGATCGATGTCCAGCCGGTAATCCCGCCGCATTTGCTCGGCCAGGCATTCGAGGAACCGACGGGCACAGCCGAAGTTCAAACTTCCGGCCTCGAACTCGCGCCGCAGCCGCACCGGATCGACTT